GGATATAACCATAGTTCACCCAGTTCTTGAAGTCGTCCCAGTTGCCTTCCTCGTTCTCATATGAGGCTTGTTCGAAAGGATTGTAACGGACATCGAAAAGTACATTCAAGGAAACCTTTATTTTGTACCTAAGCCTGTTGGCGTCGCGGACATCCAAGACATGGACGCGGGGCGTTTCGATGATCTCCACGCAGTTGTCCGGAGAGGCGAGTGCATCGTTATCGTCTGCAAGCGCATTCGTAGGCCGTAAGCCTCGCCAGTAATCCCCGGGGCGGAATCCCCACATCACACCGGCGGCATTGCTACCGCTGAACTCCGCGTCTATGCGGAAGGGGCACGCGCCCCCCATCAGCGTCATCTTGCCAAGCTGCGATGAAGCCTCCTGATCGTATGTAATGCGAAATCCATCCGTGCCGGAGTTGCGCTCGGTATATATCAGTTCTCCGGAAGCTCCTATCGGTTTTTCGGGAAGAACCTCATCGGGATCGAGTGTTCCATCAAGCAACGTCCCGGTAGCATAAGGCGAGAAGGTGATCGTAACCTTGTTATACACGGGTTCCACTCCCAGCATAGCATCTGTGCCGCGCCAGCACACAGGCGTAGGCGCAGTGTCGTAGATACCATTGATATCATACAAAAGCAGCTTTCCGTTTTTCTGTTTCAGCCTCAACGCAAAAGGCCGCAACATCTCATCCAACACTTCGCGGATGCTGCTCGGCTCGTCGTCTTCATCGAAGAAGTTCTCGCACATGAGCGAGCAATCCTCAAGGAGTGTGTAGGTCGATTTACCCGGCAGTCGCGTCGTGATGTGCTCCTCAACGCTTCCCCGCTTGAACCCTGCGGCATCCAGGCATATTTCCAGTACCTCGGACATGGTCTTAATGCCTCGCTCCTGCCAGTCCAATCGGTCGAGGATGGCGAAGTCGGAAAACGTCACGGTCGTAATGTAACGATCCTTGTAGGAATAGGGCTCCTCAAAAAGTTCCGTATCGAGCGTCCCAGACCAATACAATTCCCCCTTGCGCAGGATGTCCAGCCGTATAGCGCCGGGCTCCACGGCATAGAGATCTGCAAAGAAACGATCTGACATGGATACCATATTCAATGTCGCAGAGCTGCTATGCACCGGCTCCAATTTATCGACTTCCGCCCATTCGATTTCTACAGGGTCGGACGAAAGCACGATGCGCACAGGATCGAAGTCCGTTTCAGACTCCTGCCATATCTCGATGCGATACGGTATGTTGTCGCGGCTGTAAAATCCGGAATAGTAACGCAAGTGTTTCATCTATTTGACCCTTTGTTTAAATCTGTTGTTATTATCTATCGCGGCGACCAAATCGCGCCCGCGAACCTTGAATTCACCCGAGACATGCACCGCGCGTCCCTGGTTGTTCAGAAGCCCATACAACGTACCCTGTTGGCCCTTGTTGAGCACCATTTCCCCGGAGTTTAAACGCGCGAGTATCTTGTCGCCCTGCGTAGAGTTGCCTCCCACGATACCGCCCTTCTCGAAGCGGGGAATCATTGCGAATGCCGCAAGGGCGGCAGCAATGGCGCCTCCGATAGCCACGAGATTCCACGGAAACGGCAGGCTGGCGGCGCTCGCCCCGGCCGAAGCGGCCCCCTCGGCAGTCTTTGCCGCAACTTTCGTTTCGGCATTCGCTACCGCGGACGTCGTCTCCGCTGCATCCGCAGTCATACTTGCCGCAGCATTGGCGACTTTCTTTCCCGTCACGGTATCTGATGCGGCGGCTTCGGCCAGCTCCGCCTTGGCCAGCATCTCTTTTACTTGCGTCAGCCGCTCGATGATCTCGATAGTCTGAATGAAAGCATCCGAGAGGCTCGTCATGGCCTCCCAAGCCGCCATGATGCGCTCCCACGCCGTTGCGTCCTCATCGGACAAGACTTCGCCGACGCGCTCGAACGACGAAGCGATGTTGTCCGCACTCCCGATGATGCTTTTCACACCACCATAGGTACCCGTGCGAAGCTCTTTCGTAAGCTCCTTGACGGATTTCTTGGCCTCGGCGATTTTCAGTGCGTCTTCGAGCGTCTTGACATTGGACATCGCAGCCGAAAGTTCCTCGGAAAACATGCCGCCTGTTTCTTCGGCCAATTGGCGGAATACATCCCGGTTCTGCTCGGCAACAGAAAGCGCCTCCTCGAGAATGTCGATGTCTGTTTTCTGGTAGTCACGGGAAGTGTCGCGGGTTTTCAGCTTCGGCTTCGGGGCCAGCCCGCGGGTCAAATCGCCCAATCCGCTGAAATAGGCCTGCTCGAAATCGTCAGCACCAGTCATGTTAGAGGCCAGGTTCTTGCGGGTTTCGCGCGTCAAATCGAACAGCGCTTCCCGGTATTCCTTTTCGGTGATGACTCCGGCTTCGAGTTCCGCCTTGCGGCGCTTGATGGAATCGCTGTACTCTTTCAGAATATCGATTCGTTGACGTTCCGCTTTATATGCCTCGCCGCGAGGAAGTTCCTTGAAGGAGTTTTCAAGGGCCTTATAGTATTCGCTCGCCAGTACCCCCTTGTCTCCGGAGGAGTAGGCGTCGATATAGGACTTCTCGACCAAATCTCGCAAGGCTTTGTCGTATTCGTCCTGCGTGATGATGTTGCTGTCGAGCTTTTTCTGCAAAGCCCTCAACGACTCGGTGTATTTCTCTTGCTGCTTTTCAAGCTCCGTTTTCTTGCCCTTCTTGCCGCCATCGGAAGAAAACAGAGACGTAGAGCTCGAAGAGGAAGCTTTGCCACCCAATTCAGCAATCTCCCCCGCAGCATCGGTGATGGCCTGTTCAGCCTTGGCAATCGCTGCGCGTAGGTTCTCGGCCTCACGGAGCGGATTGGCTTGCAGTTTTTCCGATGCGGCACCGTGGGCAAGCCTCTCTTGCCACGATCTGAAAGGGCGCTCCGGTGTTCCGACATTTGCGACGTATTGGTGGGCTGTCATGCCATCCCGGAAAATATCCTCATAAGCCTTTTTGTAAGCTTTCTGATATTTCTCACCCTCTTCCAGTTTCCGCAGCTGTTCCCGGGCATTGTTGGCTGCGGTTTGGGCAGTATTGTAGCGGTCTTGCGCCGCGAGCAGCCGCTTGCGGGCCTCGATCTTTTTGTTTATCTCGTCTTGGATCTTCGAGTCGAGCTTCGCGGTGTCGTAGCTTTCACCCAACAGAGCGTTGATCTCCTTGAGCGCCCCCAGTCGTTTCGTTTCGCCTTGGGAAGGGTCGTTCAAAATATGCTGGTATTTATCCAGACTCTGGATTTGGGTGTTGTCGGCCTTTTCGGCCAACTTCTTCTCCATGTCGGAGACGATATTCTTGATGCGGTTCGCCTCCCGCCCGGCTTTTATCAACCATCCGACAAGTGTCATTACGGCACTGATGGCAGCTGTCCAAAGCGTCGCCATCGCTGCCGCTTTCATCGTCGCCACAAGCTTCGCGAAGTTAAACTGCACGATATTAAACGCCCGTGTCCACCCTGTGGCGCCACTCGCGGCCGCCGCTTGCTGTGTCTCAGCAGTCACCTTCGCCGCCGCAGCCTTCTCGGCCTCTTGTGCCTTTACGAGGGCCGTCGTCTTGGCCGCAAGTGCCGCCTCGGCATTCGCAGTTCTGTTGCGCAGCCGTTGTTTCTTTGCTTCGGACGCCCCTACCACCGCTACCTTTTCGGCTTCGCGGGCCGCCACCACAGCCGCGGAGGCTTTGTCCACGGCCTCCTGTGCCCGGGCTACCGCCTCCTGCCGATTTTTAAGCGTGTCCTGCACCTTCACGGACGCAGCGACGAATTTATCGTAGTTGTTGCCGATAGACTTGAATACCCGGTATACGGCGTTGCCCAATCCTGTCGTGATAAGGATTTGCAGTCCGGTAAATACTGTTTTGGCGTTGTTGGCCAATACCCCCAGCAGTCGCGAAACAACATCGACGACGGATTTGAATTTCTCCTCGATACCCCACTTCTTGACAAGGTCGACGAAAACATTGCTCAGTCTGTTGAGCGACGTCATGAGGTTGTCGGTATCGACATTGGGAATCATCTCATTGAGTGCCTCGGCAAAACGCGGCAGGACATCCGAAGCATAGAGCTTACCCTGCTTCATCAGTTTGTCCATCTCTTCCACGGAGCGCCCCGTAGCTTTCGCCATAGCCTGGATTGCCACAGGGAGTCGCTCGGCCATCTGCAGGCGCAGCTCCTCGGCCTGGATCTTACCCTTGCTCATCATCTGCGACAAGGCCAAAAACACGCCCTTCTGGTCTTCGGCACTCAATCCGAAAGCTACCGCGGCCCGCGAAACGGACTCGAAGATCTTATACTGGTCGGATAGCGCCATGTTCGAAATATCCGCCGCAGCCTTGAACTTGGCAAACCCGCTCGTCAGGGAATTTACCTGTACGCCGTATTTCTTCGACAGCCCGATGATGAACTTCTGATGATCCGCATATTCCTCAGTCGACTTGGAAACGTTTTTCAGGGCGATATTGACACGCGAAGTCTCCTTCGCCGTTTCCATTAACTTCGATACGAAATTCGACAGTCCGATGGCCCCGCCGCCCACAGCTGCGGCAAAAGACATAAACTGCATCTGCATGGAGCGCAGATAGCTCTTGACGGAGGCGGAACCCTTTTTAAAGTTGTCCGTCAACAATTTTACCGCAATCGAAAAGGAGAGTTTGCTGCTCATGATCAGGATTTTTTACGCCATTGAACCGCATTCAGATCTATTAGCTCGCCATTCATGAACCGGCGGAACTCCTGCTCACTACGCACAAGCTCCTCCCGGGCTTTGCGGGCAGCCTCTTCGGCCTCCCACGGGAATATGTGGAGTTTCTGCGGGTTTTTGAGTTTCTTTCCGTCAACATGGGGAAGAATCGCGTAGAATGTCCACAACCTCCGGGATTCCTCCTCATGACGGAGCTTGTCATTCAAGGCCTCGATATACATGGGGAGATCCTCGACAAGCATTTCGTGCATCACGAAGTGGGCATCCATGCCCGCAGATACGATCAGTTTCGCAGCAATGGAACCTATCGTGACATTTTGCGTCGCACAGGCATCAGACTTACCTGCAATTTTCTGCTTGCGGGAAAACTGCGCCGCGAAAGCGCTGTAAGCAGTCAGGGAGCGAACCTCCGCAGCAACGATCTTTTCACTTTGCAGCGTCTGTTCGAATACATCGAACGTAAACGGCTCGGCAGCACATGCCACGGTCGCGCAATACAGCAATCTCCGCATGTCGTTTTCATCGGAAAAATCCATGTGGAGAAAGCTGCGCCCGGTCATTTGTTCCCACCGAACGATAGCCTCGATGTCAAGTCTGCTCTTGATGTCCATACGTTTTAAAAAGGGGCGGCAGAGGCCGCCCCTGCGTAATTATGAAGTTGCTACTCTACGAGCGTACCGTCTGCCAGTTCACCGGTACCTTGGAGCGTAATGCTCGAAGTACAGATCGAACCGTTGTCGGCGGTCATGCTCAGTGCCGTGATAATCGCCTCCCCTTTGACAAGGCTGTCACCCTGCGGAAAGTCGCCTTCGGATTCTGCGGTTTTCGCCAGCACGAACGGGATGGGCATACGCTCTTTCATCAAACGCTTCAACGTATTGAATGAACAGTGCCCCGTTTTGAGGGAGAGGAGGGATTCGCTCGATACCGTGTATCCGAGCTGGCCGACAAGGAATTCTTT